CCACCAGCAGCCCCTCCGGCTGCTCCGAGCAGTCCACCAGTCAAAATATCGTCACCAGTGATTGCAGCAGTACCAGCACCAACAAGTCCACCAGCAGCAGCAAGACTTCCAATAGTTGAGCCAGCACCGTAAGCAGCACCAGCGGCAGGCAGGAATGATCCACCAGCAAGTACGCTACCAAGACCAGGAACCAAAAGAGAACCAGCAACGCCAAGAACAATCTTGCCAAGTGTTGAACGTAGAAAACCACCACCACCAGTAGGAGTAAATTCTTTATTACCACTTAGGTATTGATAAGAACCATCTGGCTTTTGCAAATAAAAGCCTACTGTATTGCCTTTTTTATACTCTTGGAGTACATCTTGAACGATGTTTCCAGTAAGGTTTCCATTACTATCATAAGCAGCACCAACAACCTTTGCTTTGCTTGAAACAGCAGCAGGATTAACCAAATCTTCATTGATTTTATTGAACGTAGACAATGCATGAGATATAGATCGTCCACTGGTATCAACAGCAGTATTTAGATACTGTCCCCTTTGGAATTCACCAGTTTTAGTATTTCTATCAAGAGCAGCAAGACCAGCATTGTATGCAGAGAAACCAATAGTGGTTTTGCCAGTTTTATATGCTGGAGGAAGATTAAATTCATCTAGCAATCCATAGCCAGCATCGAGGATGCGCGTGGCTTCTTGGCCTGCTGTTGTATTTGCATAAGCAGCATTGCCAGAACGGATAAATTTCTGACCATCAGTTCCATCTGGATTTTTGTTTGTGTATAAAAGTGCAGTTACTGCTGCATCCTTACCTTGAAATCCGGTAGGAGCAAGTGTAGTTTTAATGCCAGATATCTCTTTTTTATTATCTGCTAATGCAGCATTAAGCGTTGCCTTATCTACTCCTGCATCTTTTAGAGCGCGAATTTCTGATTGCTGAGAATTAGCAAGCGAGCTAATAATCTTTTTTTCTTCTGTCTTTACGTTTTTTTCTAGTGCAGAGTTAATCGACTTTTGCACACTTGCAGGAACAGTACCAATGTTGACAGTCGTGTCAAGATTTGATCGTGCTTTATTAACATCAAGCAATTGAGTAGCAGTCAAACTCTTAGCATTGCCACCAATGCCTAGGTCTTTTCCGATTTCTTTATTTAAAGTATTTAGGTTTGCAGTCGCAGCCTTATAATCTGCGCTATTTTTAGGAGCGGAGGCAATAATCCGTTGCGCCTCATCACGCTGAGACAGAAGTTGGTCAGTAGGTACTGCTGCTATTTGTTTGGAATTTATTTTAGTAACAGCCATATTAACCTCTCAGTTGCATTAGTACGCTATTAAGAATACCAGCGGCTTCGCTTTCTCGATCCATTCTTTCTTGTGCAGCTTCCAATTCGGAAATAAGTTGCTGGCGCTCAGATAGAGCCATTTCCCGTGCGGCGATTGCATTGTCAGACAGTAGTTTGGCCTGCTCCAATTGCAGCTTCACTGCGTTCTTCTCACGCTCAATTTCCAATTTGGCTTGCTGGATAGCAATGTCAGCAATAGCCTGCTCTCGATTGGCTTGTAGTTTTGCCGTCTCCACTTGGATATCGGCTTGCAGTTTTGCAGCATCAGTCTGTGCTCGCAGTTGAGCCTTCTGCTGTTCAATCTGTGCAATGACCATTGTCGGATCAGGTTGCTGCTGTTGAGGCTGAGACAGTTGTGCGTCAACCTCCGGCGGAACAGGCTTGAAGAATGTGTCCGTATCCTTGAAACCAGCAGCCTCAATAAGACGGCCAAGCGTCTCACGGTACTGCCCGACAGATACCAGCGGATTGGACGGGCCATAGCCTTGCAGGATGGTCTCTTGCTTAGACATAATCATCTGGAGCATTGCCAACTGTTCCTGACGGCTTCCAGTACCCAAGCCGACGTTGATAGATACGTCATACTCATTTGACCAGGAGCGCGGATCAAACTGGACATACTGGCCTCGCAGACGAACCACCTTTGGCTTGTCTTGGTATTGGCACAGTAGGTGCAGGATGCCCTTCATCAGACTCTTAACGCCAGTCTCAGCAAAGATGCGAGCCATCAGTTCAATCTTGCCTGCGGATGCCTGAGACATTGCAGCAACAGCGGTAGCTGTCACGTTGCTCAGGATGTCAGGATTTAGCCCTTGCTGTGCATCAGATACGCCAGTGCGTTTAGCTTGAACGCTATCCAGATACTCAAGCATCGGGAATGCCTGCGAGGCTACGTTAGCCACAGTCAATTGCTGGATTGCATTGTTGTTCTTGACGCGGATAACTCCACCAGGAGTGCTAGTCAGCAAGTCATCTAAATTGGCCTGACCATCGACAACAGTCACCCGAGCATTGTTAGTCAGATAAAGGTTATCCAGCATCTGACGAGTAATCGTTGTCTTAATCAGTTGCAGATCAATGGTGCGGTCAGCAAGCGATTGTCCATAGAACTTGTGCGGAATCGGAATCGGGCAGATAGAGTGGAACGGAATGTAATCACACTCTTCGTCTTCAAGAATCTCATTACCCGCGTAAACAATGCGACGCAGTTCTGCAATTCCATCATCGTCTTCGTCGATACGAATGTAGCACTCATAGACTTCAACCTCTTGCATCGCCATATCAAGCGACTGCGTATCGTCAGGCATCTCAGAGCGGTCATAGCGTGCCAGACGTTCCTGCGAGTATTGCAGGCGATCGCCACTCGGCAGAGCATCAACGATGTCCTGCTCGAATCCCATAGCAACCAGTTCGCTGCGGGTAATCATTCGACGGTGGGCGCAGAACGGAGTGTCTTGCACAGTCCGACCATTCTTCGACATCAAGAACTCTTCGGGTGGCACGTTCTCAATGACAATACCGCCCTCACCGACCTTCTTCTGGACTTTGACCGAGTGCTTGCGATAGACCATACCCCTCGGGTCAATCACTTCCTCCGTGTCCTGCTCGACAATCTCTACAGAATCATCAGATAGCAGCAGCACCAGTTCGTCATCAGTGAGGTCTTTGTACTTTTCCTTGGTGACGCTGGTCTCGTCATTCCAGTAGGCCTTAACGATGCCAGTCTTCTGTAGCAGAGCATCCTTGAACCAGTTGTGCAGGATCAGGAATCCGTCATTTTGGCGATAGAACACCCAGTTGGCATATTCGGTAGCCTGCTTGGCAAACTGTTCGTCGCCTGGCGATTTAGGCTCGAATGCGACCACATCGTCAGTAGAAGTAAACACGCGCATCAACTGCGGCAATGCACCGTCAACTGCTTCTGCTACCTCACCAGTGACAATCTGTGAACGGCCCTCAATCTCATTACCCATCGGATTCCGCAGGTAATAATTCATCGCCTTCGTGCGCTCATCGGTTGTATCCGTCTCCAGATAACCGATTGCATCATCTATTTCGCTTTCAAGAATGGCCTTCACTTGAATGTCAGTAATCATACGACCCACCTTGTATTTATATTTAACGGACGATTCCAGTCTGAACCATCTTCGCGCAATCCAATTGCTAAGTACCTAAATGCGTCTGCTGCGTGACTAGACCAATCATGCAATGGCTTATCATAAAATACCGCACGTTTATCGTCATATTCTCGCCGATAGTTTCGCAGTGCGTCTAGTCCTAGTTTTGTTTTATCAATTTCAAACCAGCAGCGTGGCAATAACTGGCGTACAGATTGAATACCATCAGCAATAGATAATCTCGGTGCAACAGTAACATCGAGTCCTGCTTCCATCAGTACCTCTTTGCGACTCTTGCCAGTGCCAAGTTCTCGTACCTCTACGTCATGCGGCAGGATCTGCGATGCCTTGTGGTAGTTGTTGTCTTGAAGCCACTCAAAGTAATGCTCAAGCCCGACTCCGTGGTTCTCGTGGTAATCAATTAGTCTGACCTCTTTAGACGCGATTTGAGCCACCCAAATTGCTGTGCTGTCACCCATACCTAAGTCCCATGCACAGAACGTCTTGGCGAGGCTCTCATGAGTTATACGGCATATTCTCTGTTGCTCTTCTAGGTCGTTTATCAGCGCACCGTAGTAAGAACCTTCTACTGCTGCGTGGAA